GGGGAAGCCAATGGCAATGATATTGTGACGGGTAAATTTGTGTCAGCCTATGACACTACTGCCGCCGCCGCCGGGTCCGTAGTGGTCGCGGTGGAGCTTAGTACGGTGCCTTGAGTTCTGGGTGTTCTTTGACCCATACAACAGCCATGTGGTGATGAAGCCAACGGTGATAACTATTTGTGCAAATCAAAAGATTACAGTTTCGATTATCAGATTTGTTTAGGTTTATGTGATGAACTATCTTGTTGGTGATTTTTACGCCGCAATACATACACGTTTTGCCTTTGGAAAAATCGTACTTCTTGGATCGGCAATTGGCGCAAAGTCCATAGTATTTAGGCTTCGGCGCTGGATTAATGCCGCAGATTTTACAAATCATTTTGTCCTCTTAAAGGAGCCAGCCCTTCGCAAATCCGCTTCACTGTCTAGGTGCGCGGGCAAAGGGCTGACATGAGAAACAAAAAGAAGCAGAACCGCAAGCACCTAGACAAGAACGATTATACCACACGCCTACGGGCAGAAAGTAGTTTGTAATGTCTGAGGATATACACATTAAGTTTTTGTTCGACGCAAAAACAATAGGGAAGCGCCTGAAGTGGAAAGATGTAAAAAAGGTGCAAAAATTCAGGCGCTTGAAAGAACAAGGCGAAGGTATTACCGACGAGTTTCTGGAACAAATCCAGATTCTATCCTGCCGCTTCATGGCTGACGAAAATAATCAGTACATTCCGCAAGACGAAGCGTATGAAATATTTGATGAATTGAGTCGGGATGAAGCGACGGATGCTATCAACAAATTTAGCGAAGCACTTGTGGAATCTACCATCCCAAACGCGAAAGGGGGTCAATTGAACTCTACTTCAGAAGTCAATTCCCTGACCCCGCAGACCTCCCCGGATGGTTCGACGTTGTAGCGTTAGCGTTCGCTTTGCATCAATTACCCTGGAAAATCACAGGCGAAAAACCGTCGCGCTGGCGGCGGTATGTATGGCAATTAAGGCTCACTTTATATATCAATGAATTGAATGCAAGGCAACAGCGCGAGATAGATGCAATGAGGAATCAATAAACGCCACGCTCGGCAATCATATGGCAACCTCTGCAAAGAGAAATTAGGTTTTTGAGAACGTTGGCCTCTTTATATCTTTCGATACCGAAATTTCTAAAAGGAACTTTGTGATGGACATCCAAGTGACGACCATATTCTCTTTCAGTAATGCCACAGTTCTGGCATGTGTACTTGTCGCGCTTGCGTGCGGAGCGTTTTTGCTGAAACCAGTTTCGACCATAGTTATGATCGTATTCTCCTCCGCGCCAATTCGGGTGCTTAACAGGGTCTTGTCGAATGTGGTTGTACCAGCATTTAGTAGAACAATAGCGGCTTGCCTTTTGTTTTCCTGGAACATAGTAAATCGTTTTGCATTGTTCGCAAATCTTTTCCAAAAGTGGCTTGTGAGGGCGGGTGCGTCCCTTGTTGGCTTTTCCTACGCGGCTAATAATTTCTCTAAGCCTATCTGTAAGGTGAATGGATGAATAATTTTTCTTCTTGCACTCTCTGGAACAAGTGGATGTTTCATATGATGGCCTTACCCGAAAAGGCTTTTTACATACAACGCACACTCTTGTTTCTATTTGGGAATTACGTCAGCAGGCGCGCGAACAAAAGCGAATTATCCTATCGCTGCGCCCTTGAAAATGCTTTCCACATTGTTCGCAGTGAATTTCGATTAGTGACATGGTACTCCAAACAAAATACCTCTCGCATCGCGGGCTAGCGCGACACGAAAGGTATATGGATTTTAACATGGAAACGCCTGCTAGCCCAGACGAATTGATTTACAAGGATTATATCACATGGCTGCCGAAGTAGAGATAGTGATAACGGGGAAGGACGAATTTTCGGGAGTTATGGGGGGAATAGTTGGATCATTCGGCGACTTCGGAAATATCGTCACTGGTATCAAATCGGCTCTTGACTTGGCTGCCGGTGCAATTGATGCTGTGCTTACGCCGGTTATTGCGTTTGGACAGGAAGCCATCCTTACCGCCGCACGCGTAGATGAACTTAGAGTAGTCAATCAGGTTTTAGGAGAAACTGCTGGAATTCCGGCGTTATATCTTGAAAAGATAGCGACATCAATTCGCAGTATGGGTATCGAAGCGGGAATTGCCGAAACAACAATCGCGGCGTTTATTGGTGCAGAACTCGATTTAGCGTATGCTACTGACATTGCTCGTATTGCTCAGGATGCAGCAGTTATTGCAGGACAAAATTCAAGTCAGACTCTAAAAGATATTGTATATGGTATTGAAACTCTCAACCCGCTTGTATTGCGCCATGCCGGGATTGTCGTTGATCTACAATTGGCATACAAAGAATGGGCGGATGAAAACGATAGAACAACAGAAAGCCTGACCACTGCCGAAAAGCAGCAGATAGCATTGAATGAGGTATTGGAAGCAGGCGTAGGGATTGCAGGCGCGTATGCCGCTGCAATGGAAGAGCCTGGAAAAGTATTGCGCTCATTTCCCCGATACTTCGATGACATCATGGTCGCTATTGGTGAACCATTTCAGGAGGCGTTTGGAACTGTCATTTTTGCTATTGCCGATCTTGCTAAATGGTTTGGTAAGGCTGTCTCAGAAGGCGGTACTTTGCGTCCAATCCTGGAAGATATTGGGAGAATTGCTGCAATCGCAGGTGAGGGGTTTGCAGAATTAGTTGATATTTTTATGAAACTGGTAAGCGGCGATATAGTCAAATTATATGATCTTGGTGCTGCGATGCAATCGTGGAAAGATGTAAATCCAATCTTCTATGATCTTGGAACAGCATTGAGAATTATTCAGCAGGCTCTTGATAATGGTGATACGCTCTGGGGCGCATTGATTACAGCGGCAGACAGGTTAGGTGGTTCTGGCAGTCCATTAGCTGGAGTTCTTGAGTATATTTTAGATTTAAAAGATGCTTTTGGTGAGGGTGATGTTATAGGTGTAATTGGCTTTGTTCTCGCAAGTATACCAATAGAAGATATTGCTACTTGGGTTGTTGATTTGACGGACGAGATTGACGTTAAGCTGGCGGAGGCGATAAAACTTCACGATTGGACGGCATCTGGTGATGCGTTCGGAGATGCGCTACTTGCAGCATTTGGAGCAGGTATAGAGAGCAATGAATCGGAAGCCGTTCCTGCTATTGGTCAGGCAATCAGCGACTGGTTCTTTGGTGCTATGGGATTGGCAGATTTCTTTCCTAGTTGGAAGGTTTTCTGGCAAAGAATGTTAGATCAAGTTACAAGCCAGGAAAATTGGACTGCAATCGGTATTGGCTTTGCCGATATGTGGAGCTATCTTGTATTAAGTATTCCAAATATGATTGCTAATGCTGACTGGGCAGCAATCGGTATCGGCTTTGCAGACATGTGGAGTTATGTCGTTCTTGCTTCATTAGACACTCTTGGAGAAATCGCGACAGGTTTCATGGATATGCTCACCTTTCTCTTTGTAGAAATAGTGGATTTTATTGTTGGCACTGATGATTGGCGACAAATAGGAGAAGCTATCTCTCAAGGTTGGCAAAAGGCTGTGGATTTCGATTGGTCTTGGGATGCTGACAAATGGGTACATGAGAAAATCATCGACCCTATAAAGAAATGGCTAGGCATTTCCAGTCCATCAACCGTCTTTATGGAAATTGGCGTCAACATCGTTGCGGGATTGGTGGCTGGTCTTACCGCTGCAACGGCCTGGTTGATAAATACAATTCAAAACATCGTTGCATTATTACTAGCCCCCTTCGAGCCGATATTGAACCTGCTTGGTATCGACATCAGCAGCTTGACCAATCCCACACCCATCCCGATTGGTGGTGGGACAGGCAGCGGGACTGGCAGCGGGACTGGCAGCGGAACGGGAACGGTCGTCAATCAATACTTCGCGGGCGCGACGATCAACGTCGGCTCGTGGGGAGAAATTGCTTATGACTGCATTTATCCCAACCCGTTCATCGCAGCGACCAGCGGGCAATTAGGCGGCGGCGTATGAATCTGCTTCTATTGACGTGGAACGGGATTAGCATCAACAACGGCTCGCCGTTCTATTCCGATTTCCCACCCGGCTCAAAGGTCAATATACACGGCAACGTCGTTACCGTTCCGCGCGCAGATAACTATCCCTATGTATCGGGGATCGTAGCAGATCCGCAGTCTCTTATAATCCGGGTGAGGATTGCAGCGGGACAGGATATTGACACCAATCGGGAACTACTCAAGCAGTATTTCAATTTTGAGGACGGGCAGCGTCATAATCTGATTGCGGAGAATGGAGCAAGCGGAACGCAGTGGTACGTGACCGGCTTTGTACGCGACGTCCGAAATGAGGGAACGAATAAAAATTCCTTCATGGTCTTATTCCAGATCGAGTATCCATACTGGAAACTTGTCACGGCGACCGATACCAGTTGGAGTGTAACGGCATCCGGGCAGACGCAGGCGATCACCAACGCAGGTAACCGCAAGATCGGGCCGAAGCTGACCCTGACCCCCACCAGCGCGAAAACGGGCGGGCTGAGTTATCGGCGCTGGATACCGATTTATAACAATATGGATATATCCTATATTGCGCCGCTGGACATTACTAATGGCGGGCTGGATACGGCGACACTCACCACTGCCAAGATGCAGGCAGACGGGGATGATTTCCTGGTGCTTGTGGATGGGGTCTTTGTAGATAGATGGCTTCAGGACATGGATACGGCAACGACGAAATGTTGGGTCAATCTAAACCTGGGGCCGCGCCGTGAAGGGACGACGAATACCAGCATAGCGGGCAGCGGGGCGATCACGACCATCACGCTATCAAAAACAAAAGCTAACCTGGAATTTCTACACGCGATGGCAGCGGCGGTCAACAAGGTCGTGCTGATCGATTCGGAGGCATTTACATTTACAGGCGCCAATCTGGTAACCTATCAATTGACAGGTGTAACACGTACCAAAAAAGATACGACCATCGCGGCGCACACCGCGCCGAAAACTGTACGCTGGATCGAGCATGACATCTGGATACTCTACGGGGATAGCACATTGACCGCCCCGGATGTGGACAATGATAACAAGCCGATGTGCTCACTCGCGTCCACAAACGGGGCATGGGTGCTTACTAACTATTTTCAGGCAACCGGCGCACGCACGGGCATGTGGAAAGGGGAGGTATTATCATCCCGAACAGGCCTGTCATACGTCTATACCGCGCCGGATAATACATTTGCTGACCCGTCCACATCCCTGGGGCTGGCATTGATAGGGAGTGCGGACTTCCAGGTACAGAATGAGACAGGTACGCTGGATTGGATATTCTCCCACCCCGCCACGATCACGACTGTTTTGTTTTCGGGTGATAAGTATATGAGTGGCTCGTGGCCTGCCATTGTAGGGCTTCAATATCTCCAGACAAATGCCGTATGGTTCACGGCTGACAACCAGGCCGAACCGACCGTTACTTATTCCTGGCAGAGTTTTGGCCCCACGACTGCCAACCTTGCATCTCCCTACCCCTCCGCGATCCGCTTTGTAATCGATGGCCTGCTGTCATCTGCCATCAGCGAGATGGCACTGGCTCAATTCGACACGGTAACCGTCACCTTTTCGAGTTCCAACCTGCCAACCATTGCGGTAGGGGCTGAGGCGGCGGCGTATTACTTCGATGCTACGATCACCAACAATACAAGCACGGAATATATTAAGTGCGCCGTGCCTTGCTTCCTGAATGAGACGGTGACAATTGACTGCGAAGTTAAGGATGCGTATCTCTCAGACGGCTCGCGGGTCAATGTGACGCTATCCACCGACCGCGCCGAATGGCTGGATTTATCTCCCGGCGCGAGTACCCTGCAATACGACGATGTGGGCAGCAACGCCGTTACCGTGCATGTGATTCATCGCGATAGAACCCTGTAGGATCATAGATGTTATGAAGTTTATCAATGTAAATTACTCGCACTTTTTCCATGACTTCTTGTATAGCGTTGGAAAGTTCTACAAGCCCTTCGCTAATAACCTCTACCATTTTTGGGATTTGGTTAAGAAAGAATATGAGCCGCTCGAATTTTTGTTCTGCTTTTTTGCGCCTACCAAATTGAACGCTGGCCCTGGAGCGCAAGTATCTTTTACCGTGCAATGTCTTTTTCATGGATAAATTTTAACACATGCCTAGCAATTTGAGAATATTCGACCATTTTTCCAAACCTTTGTGTTTTCTAGAAGCACCAACGACGCCACGCTCATGGCTCCTGAACAGCTTCGGCAAGGCGGAGTTTTCCGTAGGCTTGCCATATCTCAAGGACAAGTTCACGCCAAAAGAAGAAACGGTCATGCAATACGGTAACCTTGTATTCGTGGAACATATCCCGTCCAAGGACGCGGCGGGAACAGCAAACGGGAAATTACCGGACTGGACGGGTATCATCCTGCCTGATAGGAATTGGCCTGACAAGATTCTGAACGCAACCGCATACAGCGCGGAAGCGATATTAACCTTTCGCCCCATGCCGCTGACCAAGATAAGCGGCACACCAGGGAGCATGTTCAAGCAGATGCTGGACATGGCACACACGATTACAGACGATATTGTCATTCAGCCGGGAGTTATTGAGGACATCCCCGAAACGTTCGGGGATAGCCTCGCCACGTCCGCCTATGACCACATCAAAAAATTATGTGCCAATTCCGGCATGGATTGGGACGTGACCGGGCAGATAGATGGGCGCGGCAATCTGCAACTATACGCCAACCTGTACAGGCGCAAGGGCGCGGTCACGCGCCTGGAACTGACAAGAGACAATGTCGAGGGCAGCGGGCCTCTCCTGACGGAACAGGGAACACCATATAACGTCATCTACGGATATTCCCAGGCATCCACGAAAGAGAGCCGTTATTTCGCAAAGGGGGTCAATCAGGCATCAGTGGATAAATATGGGGTGCTGGCGACCAATATCGTTTTCTCCGGCATCACGGATCAAACATCCCTTACCAACGCCGCGCAGACAGCGGCGGATAACTCGCCGCCGCGCATGAAACTTCATCGCGTCGCGCTGGATATTGGCAAGACTTTTGACAGTTTGGCGGCGGGCAATACCATCACCG